TTTCACAAAACAAGAGTTTTACGCTGAGTTTGGTGAGGGTGCAACTTTCCCTCAAGTTCAGATTGACAATAAACACATAGGTGGATGTAAGGATACTTTACATTATTTACAGGAACAAGGGATTATTTAATGGAAGACATTTACACAATCGTAGATAAAGCAATTGACGTTGCATTTGAAGAACAAAAGTTTCATTTGAAGTTCTATGATTTTATGAAGTCCTGTAAAACAACAGGAGTCGGAGCAAAAGAATTTATTGGAAGTTCAACCGCAAAAGAATTGACTGACTTTATTGATGACTTGAGTGAGTACATCAAGGGCGGGAAAGATGGTGAACATCAAATTCTAAGAGAAGCTTATGGTCATCTTGGAAAACCAAATGCAAGAAAGATTAGAGATTACTTTAATCTAATATTGGAAGACGCTAAAAAATATGAAAAGGAAAGAAGAAGAGGGAGACGTAAAACTAAAACTAAATAAATGAAGTATAAGAGGTAACGTGTTAACACTCGCTCTAACTCTAGGCACTTTAATATCAGTGCTTTTTCTCTGTGTTGGTGGTATAATAGGATGGTTATACAAACAACATCAACAAAGAACAGACATCTCCGAAATGCATCCTGAGATGTATGATCTAAAAGGAAACGTCATCCCAGATGAAATTATTGCTTTTAGATTTGAAAATGTAAACTTTGATAGTGAAATTGACGACGAATTATGACTATTACACATCCCACATTGGGAGAAGCTAGATTACCAAGAAATCCTCTTTTGAGTGAAGTATTGGCATTAGTATCAAAACAAAAAACAAAGGCGAAGAAGATTAAAATTCTTAAAGAGAATGAATCTTTACATCTTAAATCTGTTTTGATTTGGAATTTTGATGAGTCTGTGAAGTCCATGCTTCCAGATGGTGATGTTCCTTTCAATAAGAATGAAGCGCCTGCTGGAACCGAACATTTGCATCTTGCTTATGAATGGAAAAAGTTGTATAATTTTGTGAGAGGTGGGAATGATTCACTTCGACCTATGAAAAGAGAACAACTTTTTATGCAACTTCTAGAAGGTCTTCATCCAGATGAAGCAGAAATTATTTGCTTGGTGAAAGACAAAAATTTAAATAAAAAATATAAGTTGACTCGTGCCGTAGTTGAAGAGGCATTCCCCGATATACAATGGGGTAATCGAAGTTAGTATGACAAAAACAAAAACCAGAGACGAGGTGATGGCGGAAGCTTACTGGACACCAAAAGAAAAAGAAGACTTGGGTAGCAAGTATTCAACAACTTTAGTCAAAGAGAATTGTAATCAGGAGGAGATGAAAGATAAGTCTCTGCCTTCTGATGCATACATCGTGACTTATAAAATTGGTGATGCAGTTCGTAATGATCTTGTTAGATCTCATAGTAAGGTCAACATATTCGATATGTATTACGATAAATTTGGAGCGGGTTCTATCGTAAATATTGAATATGGGCCTGGAACTGTAAGTCCAAAACTATGGGGTTTGCCAACACCTAATAAACCTAAGAAAAGAGTAAGGAGGAATTCATGAGTGGAGATGTAGGATTACATGAGGAGCCCATTCTTTTTTATAGTCAAGAAATGACTATGGCAAAGTTGATTGTTTTAAAACATAAAGGGGTGAAATATAGTCTTTATAGTAAAGCCATGAAAAAAATACAGGAGAGTGATGGAAGACAATCTTAGAGATCAAATTAATGACATTATTGAAGGGGAGATTCAACTTGGAATCAACGAATTTTTGGAAGAGAAACAAAGAAAAGAAAGTGATCAAGGATTGGGTTTTGTCACTTCAGAAGAAGCAAAGAAACTCAAAGTCAAAGTCTTCAAAGACGAAGTTGACAAAATCATGAAACAATATAAGAAGATAAAGAAGAAAGAAAAATCAAATATATCTCAAGTTAAAAAATTAGGACTAGTCGATAAACATGGGAGGCCACTCTAATGAATAGAGATAAGTTAAAGGTTATGATTAAGGACTTGAAAAATGTTGTAAATGCGTTAGAATGTGAGATATACTCCGATGAGGAGGCATATAAATTAAATTTAGACTATGATGAAATAGTCAATCACATTACGGATTATGATGAGGTCTTTGAGGATGATGACGGATAACAGTGAAGATCCACGTTACTCAGAAGAAAAGTTGTATTTAAGAGCTTCTTGTTTTAGAGCTCTTGTACATCATTTAGAAGAACATTCAAGAAATGTATTTGAGTTTGCCACCATATGGTGTGAGAAACATGATACTATAAATGGTATCGAACAGGGATTTCAAGATTATCTAAGATCCTATGCAGAAAAAGCTTATGGAAAAAGTTAAATTAGTATCAGTTACACCTGACGCAGAGAAAACTATGGCGTATATCGCCAGAGTATCTAATCCAAATAATCAAGATAATGATAAGTTTGCTGGATTGTTGAAGTATTGTATTCAACATCAGCATTGGTCTGTCTTTGAGCAGTCATCCATGACTCTTGAGATTGAAACTACAAGGGCTATAGCAGCACAGATATTAAGACATAGATCATTTACCTTTCAAGAATTTTCTCAAAGGTATGCACAGAGTAATGAACTAGGGCAGATAGAACTACCAGATCTAAGAAGACAAGATGCAAAAAATCGTCAGAACTCTACTGATGATCTTGATCCATTTGTAAAACAAAAGTTAGAAGCACAGATGATAACTTTGTTTAGTTCTGCTCAAGCACTGTATAATCAGATGATTGATGAGGGTGTTGCAAAGGAATGTGCTAGAATGGTGCTGCCACTATGCACACCTACAAAGATATACATGACAGGTTCTTGCCGTTCTTGGATACATTATATTAATCTAAGATCTGCACATGGTACACAAAAAGAACACATGAAAATTGCAGAGGAATGTCGTTCAGTATTCACTAAACAGTTCCCTGTTGTATCTGAAGCTCTTGAGTGGATCTAAATAATATTACAAAACGTAAAACTTATGCCAACATACCCTGTTATTAACAAAGAAACTGGTGAGAAAAAAGAATTATCCATGAGCATGATTAAGTATGACGAGTGGAGAAAAGAAAATCCTAACTGGGATAAAGATTGGAATGCTGGAGTTGCTGGCCTCGGAGAGGTTGGTGAATGGAAGGACAAACTAATCACAAAAAATCCTGGCTGGAACGATGTCTTACATAAAGCATCTAAGTCTCCTGGCTCTAGAGTTGAGAAGATTAACAAGTAATGGCAAGAAAAAAAGATTCTCCTATTGGCGTAGGAATGACCGCTAAACAGATGAAGAGAAAAAGACCTATTAATGCCGATCTTTTAAACAAGATTGGGCCTATTACAGACAATCAAAAAGTCCTCTTTGACAACTACAAAGAGGGTAAGAATATTTTTGCCTACGGTGCTGCTGGAACAGGTAAAACTTTTGCTGCGTTGTATCTTGCATTGAAAGATGTTCTTGATCAAAACACACCTTACAATCAACTTTATATTGTAAGATCTCTTGTCTCAACAAGAGAGATTGGTTTCTTACCTGGCGACCATGAGGACAAGTCCTTCTTATATCAGATACCATATAAAAATATGGTGAAGTATATGTTTCAAATGCCTACTGATGCAGACTTTGAAATGTTGTATGGTAATTTAAAACAGCAAGATACTATTAAGTTCTGGAGCACATCATTTATTCGTGGTACAACCATTGACCAAGCAATTGTGTTAGTGGATGAGTCACAAAACTTGAATTTTCATGAATTAGATAGTATAATAACAAGAGTAGGAGAGGATGCTAAAATTATTTTCTGTGGTGATGCAAGTCAAACAGACTTACAAAAAACCAACGAGAAGAATGGCATTCTTGACTTCATGAAGATAATCGAACAAATGCCTGAGGACTTTGCAATGATCGAATTTGGTATCAATGACATCGTACGTTCTGGTCTTGTGAGAGAATATCTTCTCCGCAAAATGGCTATGGGTATGTAATGTTTATTGTTGAAAATCACTTAGGTGATTTAGAATTAGAGAAAAAAGAGACCGACGGACTTCGCCTATATAAGTTACCTAACAATGATTGGGTTCCTTCTATCACCTCTGTGACAAGTTTCTATAATCGAGAGGTGTTTCGTAAATGGAGAGAAAGAGTCGGCAATGAAGAAGCAGATCGTGTCACAAAAGAGGCAACTCGCCGTGGTACAGACTTTCATGAGGCTGCACAAGCCTATCTTGAAAATAAAGAGTTAGTTTGGGATGACTATCAACCACTAACTCAGTTCATGTTTCACAGTGCGAAGTCTAGTCTTGATAAGATTGGAAAGATTCACGCAATAGAACGCACACTTTATTCTGAATACCTTGGTCTGGCAGGAAGAGTCGATTGTATCGCCGAATATGAGGGCGAACTCGCTGTCATTGATTTTAAGACCTCGAAAAAAATAAAACCAGAAAAATGGATTGAACAATATTTTGTTCAAGAGGTTGCATATGCCTGTATGTATTATGAACTGACTGGAATTCCTATCCAAAAACTTATCACAATCATGGTCACACCAAATGGTGAGATCAAAGTTTATGATAAAAGAAACAAAGGAGACTACATTAAATTACTTGTGAAATATGTTAAAAACTTTATCGAAAACAGAATGGTGGTTAATGGGTGACATCAACAAAGCACTTAAAGAAAAGTTTCTCTGTTCAGCACAGTTTGCACAGGACATAGAGGCTATTGTCAAAGATGACAATCTAGGTTATATTGATGCTATCGTACATTATTGTGAAGAAAATGCCATTGACGTTGAATCCGTTCCAAAACTCATTTCAAAACCACTTAAGGAAAAGTTGAAATGGGAAGCAACAGAACTCAACTTTCTAAAACGTACCTCAAGAGCAAAACTGCCCTTATGACTGGTTTTGATTGCTACAGAACTTATCTAGCATTCAAGAATCATTTTACGAAGGATAACTTTGATTATTTTAAGTATGGTGGTAAGACAAACGCAACCACCACATCATTTAATAAGAGAAAGGACAAATATTTTTTTGAAAAGATGTCTCGTCAAAAGAAAGACGAAGATATTGTAGATTACTTCACTGCTATATTCTCTCAGTGTGATGACCCACAAAGAATGTGGATAGGAGAGATCATAGAGACAGGCGAAGACAAATATAATGATTGGAAGAAAAAAATACAGAGTTTAAATTATCTTTTTAAACAAGAGATGGTAGAACTTTGTAGTAACAGAGAATTTAATTCTTTGTTTGAATGTAAGAATGGAAAACACCCAATCATTATCAAAGAGCATTTGAAAAAAAATATCACCACAGAAACGTTGGTGATATTAGATGGACTATTGGGATATAAAAAAGACTTTGATACCAAGTTAGATGATTTTGTATGGAAAACCGTCAGTATGAAACTTGACAAATACAAACCGTTTTTGTTAAATAATATTAACCTTAAAAAGTACAAACAAACCCTCAAGGAGATTGTAGTTAAATGAAGTTTGATTCTAACAGTGAGTTTTTTGATTCAGAAATGGTTCAAGAGAGTCTTGAAGATATCAAAGAACTTCAAGACCTAATTACACAAGGAATATTAGATACAGCTTTTTCTTCTGTTACTGGATATGAGGAAGATGAGTTAGAGCAACTTAATTTAATTGAAGAGTTGTTAGAGAAACAAAAACTCATGTACTTTAGATGTAAGTTGTCGAAGGATGAAGATGCGATGATGGTTGCAGAGAATATGAGAGAGTCACTTAGACAGATGGGTATGCCTAGAGGCGCAACTGTAGAACAGATGTTTGATAATTTAAAGGGTTCAATTCGTAAGTTAAGAGAAACACTTGACAACTAAATAGTAGTGTGTTATGTTAATAATGTAAGGACGCTTACGTTGGGAGTGACTGAATAAACTTACTGGCATATAGCTGGTTAAGGTGATGAGACACAGGTGGTGCTGCTCCGAAAGGAGAATCGACTTACCAGTCGGGTCTCAGGCAGAGAAGTTTTTCTAAACTGTAGAAATGCCCTTCTCTTGTTGGTACACAGGAATCCAACCTCCCTCTTTTTTGACCTAAGATGCAACTCTATGAGTCGGGCAGATGGTCTCTCTAACACGAAATAAAAATTAATCTAATAAAATCTAATGTCTTTTTCTAATCTAAAAAAACAATCCTCACTTGGTTCTCTGACTGCAAAACTTGTTAGTCAGGTGGAAAAAATGAATAAAGGTTCAAACGGTGTAGATGATCGTTTATGGAAACCAGAAGTAGATAAAGCGGGTAACGGTTACGCAGTAATCAGATTTCTCCCTGCACCAGACGGAGAAGATTTGCCTTGGGTAAAACTTTATACTCATGCATTCCAAGCATCTGGTGGTTGGTATATAGAGAACTCATTAACAACACTTGGTCAGAAAGACCCAGTATCAGAGCATAATTCAC